GAACCTAGAGTAACCGGTCTGTCTAAAGTAACACTGGTACTCGTTGCGCTTGCAATTCTACCACTAAATTTTGCTCCATATCGAGCAGTATCTTGAACTTGTATAATATCACCAGGACGAATAAAAGCACCCTCTAATGCTGTTTTAAAAGATATAATCTCAGTTTGGCCTTGAGCGGTAAAAAGCTTCCATTTTCCATATCTTTGTGCTTGTCCTTCTGAAGTACAACCAAAAGCAAAGGCGTCCTCTTTTATTATGCGCCCTTCTCTTACTATAGAGGCTCTATCCTCTATTACAAGAGTGCTCTGTTCATAGTTTAATTCTGGGTCATTCCAAGTAACAACAACTTGGTTTGTTTTTGTTTTTTGACCCGTAGTTTCGTAACTAAATGCTCCATCAATTACATTTGCTCTAGAAAAGTTATAAACTGGGTCTCCTGGGGCATCGAGAATTGTGGTCATCTTTCCATCCATCCAATATATTAAGGATGTAAAAATGGTAGCCATATCTTTTAAAACTTTGTATACGTCAGTAGCTTTCGATAAGTATAAGTTTGCTGTAAAGCGAGGCTCAGTACCTCCTTTTCCATCGTCTACTAACTCATCACAATATTTAGAAATTCTATAAAGAGCATAGAGGTCTACATCGTCTTCTTTTATCCATTCTCCTGCACCAAAACGGTCATTTACAACTATATCATAAAATACCCAAGCAGGGTTATTTGTATAAAACCGAGATTGAGACATAGTGCCATCCCAAAAATCAGGGTAAACAGCATCTCCTGTACTCGAATAGTCTCTGGGTATATATCCATTAGGTACGTGCACCCGCATACCTCGCATCTCATAACTTCTTTGAGGAACAGAACTATACTCACGAGAGTCTAGAAAAATTCCTGCATGAGCAGTATGCGGATAAGAAAATTTATCTCTATTTATAGCTGTAATATTACTTATATATGATGTAGAATCACCCCCTTCAAGCTCTTGATCTACTCCTGCATCTTGTCCTTGGGATAAGCACGCTCGTCCCTTATGTCGAGTAAGTCGAGTAATTCGTATTTCAAAATCCTCAAAAGGCTTAATAAAAGCTAAGTCAATAAAATGCTCAAAAGATATCGCACTTTTATTTTTTGCTGTGTGATTTATTTGCCCAACAGTTGTGTCTCCCCCGTCATTAAAAGCATTTTGCCATTCATTAAACGTACTGGCGCCAGGTGCTTTTTTTCGAATTTGAAATAAATAAATAGCAGTATTTGTAGTTTCTCTTGCGTCTTTTTTACTTACTGCATACAAAGAGTTATAACTAATACTTATTCGTACTTCGTCAAGTAAAGGAATGCTAGATTCAGCTACTCCAAAATCCGTTGCGGTAATAATGGTAGGAGATATGGCTCCTTCAGTAGCAATACTCTCTCCTTCAGGATAATTACCTCCCCCGTAACTTGGGAATGGGTCTCCTGCGGGAGTGTCCGACTTTGGGACTTTATTCGCAGGAGTACCTGACTGTGCAGCATTCCACGCAGCCACATTAAGCTGTTTTAATTGCTGGGGAATAGCATCTTGAGGATTACCCGTATAAGAAGAGCCTCCTCCTACACCGTTTAGTTCTACAATTGGATCTTGTATGGTCGAGCCGTTTCTAAACTGTACTACTACTTTTTGTACTGAAGGAGCATCTGCGTCAGGATTTTCCGCATCTGGTTGTATTGAGCCAGAAATATAATAAGTATATGGACTACCTCCATTAGCTCCTAAAGATGGACCACTTGTAACTTCAATACTGTCTACAGCGATGCTTGAAATTTCTAAAGTTTCTAGTAATTGAACTTTGTAATCTTGATTTTGAACAATAATTGCAGTATCATACTGAGGATTTAAAGGAGTAAACGTCAATTTAGTTCCGTCTAATTTTCCTTCTCCTAGTAAGTATACTTGGTTACTTTCATCAGTTGAAACAAGCGCAATAACTTTATTTAGATTACCTTCAGTAGTATAAGCACTTGTAAAACTAGAATCTCCTGTTATAGTAAAAACTCCACTATTATTTAGAGGAGTTCCACTTTTTTCAATACTTCCTCCTCTAATTACTAGATAATTCGTGTTATTAGGAGTACCTACATATTTACTTGGTATATTAGAGGATAAGGATCCTGTAGTATCTGAAGTACTTGTGAATTCAATTTTACCATTTAAGGGAGCGTATGGAGCATCGGGGTTTAAAGGGCGAGCACGATTATTATTTAAATATACAGAAGATTCTCCGTAAAGAAGCCCTTCTACTGGTCCTTCACAGATAGCATCATGAATAAAAATATGTTGCTGGTTACTTTTTACTGGTGTAGTCATAAATAATTCTCTATTTTAGCTTTAGTCTTTATCGTAGCCATAGGATTTCCAGGGTCCATAGTTACTGAACCATCCCCCATTACTGTACATGTTTGAAAATACTCCCTCTTTATTTCTAACTTCAAAGCCTATTGGTCTACCTGGTACTCTTAATTGTCCATAAACTACAGGCACTGGGTCTCCTTCTATAACATTTTGTTCTGCTCCCTGAAACAAATAGCTTGTTTCTTTATCATTATTAAAATCATCTACAGAAGGATCGGGGGCCATCATCTGTTGTATTCCTGTTAAAGCTAGGTTTACCGCCAAGCTAGCTGCTACCAAGCCCGGAATAGTAAGTCCTGTAGTAGTACCTGCTGCTGCTGCTCCTGCTTGTGTAAGATACCCAAAAGTCTGTGGGAATGCAATAATTATTGCTACTATTGCTATGGCTGCAAGAATTTTGGCAAATCCACTTTTAGAGCCTGCGGGCTGTGGAGAAATATATACATCCCCTTCGCCTAACGAAAGAAGCAACTCTTCTTCATCCTGTAGAGCTTCATCTCCTACTTGGCATAGAAATCCAATATCTTTTTCATGACATTCCATAAGATATTGTCTCATCTCTGGAAAATTACACTCAAGATTTCGAAAAACATCCGCAGTAGTCTTGGCCTTAATAGTAAACTCAGAGCCAAATTTTTCTGCCATTTCTCCGTCTAAATAAACCTTACGAATCATATCTATAAACTCCTGCTAAATATTTTACCCACAGAGCATTTAAGGGCTCTCTACAAGACAAACGATGTTCTGCATGGTGAAAAAAAACGTTGTTTCCTAAATAAATACCACAATGATTTGGAACATCTGATTGAACTTGAAAAAGTAATACATCATTTTTTTCTGGATTCTCTACTTTTTTAAAATTCCATTCGTTCATTCTTTTTTCCGAAAAATAGTTTAATCCTTTTTCCCACCAATTATCTTCAAAAGGCTCTCGTTTCGGAATAAATATATTTTCTTTTGCTAGCCAATCTCTAACCGCTTCAAAACAATCTGCACTTCCAAAACTGTATTCTCTTCCTATAAGAGGATGACTAAGTTTTTGTGGTTCTACTATATTTAAATCCATTCCCGGATAGCTAAATATCCAATAAGGTATTCCTAATGCATTACAGTAGTTCGTGTCGGTAATGCTAGGCTCATTGCTTGCATCCGGATGACTATGCACTATTGCCAGAATATCACAACGTTTTACTATATCAAAATAATCTTCTGAAGAAAGTACAAAGTCAACTTCATGTTCTGCTACGTTTATACAAGGAAACCACTTTTTCTTACCTTTTACAATTCCAATTATTCCACAGCCTTCTCGTGGGTATTCTTTCTCAAAATGTTCTTGTATTTCTTCAATCATTACTTAAACTTACGACTTCCAGGAAATCCTCCAAAAGGCAACGGAATATCGCTATCAGTATTAATACCTCCGTGAAATCTACGCTTACAAGCCTGCACAGTTTTTGCACATACATCCGTTGCACTATTAGCAGTAGTTGGCTCATTATCTATAGTGAAGCCTCCGCCATTCCAAGTGCATCCTGATTTAACTGAATTCGGTGTTCCAGCAGCCCCTCTATAATCCCAAGGACAATACTTGCCAATTACATATCTATTTGGAATCTTTACTCCCTGTACATCAAAAGGGCTAGATAA